CGACCAACTCAGAAAATTTAAGCACTCGGCTAAGGATTTTGCAAAACATAGTGATGCATATCAATTTTTACTCAAATATGTAGATGATTACGGAGAATTCCCGACAATTGCCCATCTATGTGAAAATTATCCTACCTTAGATACGTCAGCTAGTTCATTGAACTTAGATTATGCGGTGGATAAGTTCAAGAACCAAGTCTTGTACCGGCAAATAGTAAATGTCTTCAATACTAATAAAGAAGTGTTGAAAGAAAACCCCAGGAAAGCTTTTTCACAAATAACACACAGTCTAAATGATATTAGTGTCATTTATGATGAAGAAGTTGTAACATATAACAACGGACATTCACTAGATAGGTTAGCTGAATGGCAAAACCGAACAGTTAAACGGCAAATGGGAGATGGGTTGATGGGAATTAAAACTCCCTTTAAGACTCTCAACAATCTTGGAGTAGGGTGGCTCCCAGGTGAATTGATTTCTTTATTTGCTAGACCTACCGTAGGTAAAACATGGATGAGTGTTTTAACAGCAGCTATTGCTGCTATGGCTGGGCATAAAACCTTGTTAGTTTCTACAGAAATGCCTGTATCAGCTATTAATTTAAGGGCTGATGTAGTAATGGCAAATTTAATGGGGTATAAACTGTCCCATAAAGCTCTTAGAAATGGTGACCCAATAGATGAGGAAGTATATAAAGAGTTTTTGGAAACCCTTACTAATAAAAATGCTCCAAATCTTCTAGTTTGTGACCACATAAATGGGGAAGGGACTATGACGATAGAAGGTATTGCGGGACTTGTTAGAAAGCATACACCAGAATTTATCGTGCTAGACGGTATTTATTTAGTCACTTCGGGATTAACTACTACTAAAGCTATGTGGGAACAATCCCACGCTTTATTCTATGCTATGAAAGGATTGTGTCTTTCCCAAAATGTGTCCATGTTTGTGACTACTCAGGCGAACAGAGATGCTGCAAATGTGTATATTCCACCCCAACCTGAAACTGTAGCTTTTGGGGATGCGTTACTTAGGGCATCCGATGTTACTTTATCAATGGCTAGGGTAGAAAACGATAACCAAAAACGGGTGATTCAATACCAAAAATATCGGGATGGGGAAATAGATATAGATATGTCTCTCCTAGAGTGGGATGTAGATAGAGGTCATATTGAGGAAGTGGGCAGTAAGTTTTTTGAGGACAGTGCATATTAATGAATTGGACTAATATTCTTATAGATGCAGGACTTCCAATTCCCATAGAAAAATCTGAGGTCAGTATAGTCTGCCCCTTACATGATGATAGAGTGTCATCCTTATCTATCAATACTGATAAAGGTGTGTGGATATGCTTCGCTGGTTGTGGGCAAGGGCCATTAAAATCATTTCTCAGTAAGTATTGGCATATATCATTATTAGAGGTAGAGAAGTATTTAGGAGATAAAGATGTAGAGTTAGATCTGAACTTCTTTGATACCTTTGAATTAGAAGATGACCAAGAATTCATAACTTATCCCGAAGATTTCCAGGCTTATACCTATCCTAAATGGGCTTTGGAGAGGGGTTTTTCTCAGGAGGAATTAGAAAAGTGGGGGTGTGGAACTAATAGGTATGATGATTTAATCATTCCTATTTTTACTCAGACTAAGGAATTAAAAGGGTGGGTATCACGTAGACCTAATGCAGTTCCTAAATATTTATATTCTAAAGGGCTAAAGAAATCTAGGTATTTATTCGGTATTAACCATCTAAAGAATAGTTCCTTTGTATGTGTTACTGAAGGCAGCTTAGATACCATTTGGCTACACCAAAATGGGTTTCCTTCAGTAGCTATTTTAGGGTCTATACTATCTAAGACTCAGGAAGAGTTACTTTCTAAACTTCCTGTTGAAGAACTGGTTATATGTTTGGATAATGATGAAGCAGGGCAAAAAGGAAAAGAGAGATTAATGACTTGCATGAGCCAAAATTTTGTGGTATCATATACAAAATTGCCAAAAGGAGTGAAAGATGTACAAGATGTCAAAACTAAAAAAGAGCTAGAAGCAATAATACAACACAGAGACATATGGTAAATTTAAAGTAGAAGGAGATTATTATGAGTGGCATAGATAGAATTCAAAGTCTTAGGGAAGAAAGTAGGCAAGAATCAGCATCACGGTCTGAAGTACCATTTAGGGAAATATGGTTTAAAGATGGTGACCAAGCGTTTGTAACTTCTGTGGCTACGGGAGAAGATGATGACGTTAACTTGGATGAAGTGTCATTGTATACATTTAGGCAGGGTAATCGGTTTGTTAACCTGTTGAATGCTGATGGTGTTGATTTGAGTGCAGTACCCGCAGATTCCAGGCCATCTAGGAAATTCGCTTTTTGGGGATATGTATATGAAATAATCCATGCGGAAAAGCGTAATGAGGATTGGGAAGAAATGCAAGGCCCAGGTGGGCGTAAGATGTTTAAAGAAGTTGTGAATGATTATAAAGTTATCTGCCTAGGATTTGGTCGTAATGACTATCTCTGGAATCAATTGGTGGATGTGTATAATGATTGGAACTCCCTAAATAAGGGTGTGATGAGGATTAAGCGTACTGGTGCTGGAATGCGTGATACCTCATATGCCATTGCTGCAACGGCTAGGGACGGAGAAATTCCCAAAGATAAAAAGGATGAAGCGTCTGAACTCCCCCCTATCCAAGAATATTTCCAAGAACGGTATGGGGCTTTGTGGAGTCCTGGCCCTTCCAATGGAAATGGGGAAACGGAAATAAAAACGGAATCCTCTAGCCTAGATTTGTTCTAGTGCCAGCTAGACTAGACACGGACACGTACTTCTTACAGATTGCTACTACCGTAGCACAAAGGAGTACGTGCCCCCGTAGGCAAGTAGGATGTGTATTAGTAGATAATAAGAACCATATTGTAGCAACGGGGTATAATGGAGTTCCAACAGGATTTACTCATTGTATTGATACACCCTGTCTTGGAGCAGGATACCCCACAGGAGAAAGGTTAGATTTATGCGAAGCTATACATGCAGAGGTAAACGCTTTTTTACAATTACGGTCTGATGATACCTTAACGGCTTATATGACCGTGACACCGTGCTTCACTTGTGGTAAAATGTTTGCAAATAGTCACGTTAAACGGATAGTAGCGTTAGAAGAATACGTGCATGGACGAACTCGACACCTATTAAATAAGGCTGAAATAGAAGTACAGATATATGATAGTAACAAAAGATAAATTCTCTACCGCCCTAGAAGATTTAGCAACCTATGATACATGGTGTGTAGATGTAGAGACGAATGGGTTAGACCCCTATGAATATAATCAGATATGTGGCGTAGGGGTGTCGGGATATGAGGTAGAATCCAAAGCTCAGACATATTATTTTCCATTTAGACACCACCAAGGAACTAATTTAGACAAGAATCTTTTAGATAGTTTTATCCAAGCTCTGAATAAGGTAGAGACATTGCTTGGGTATAATATGAAATTTGATTTACGGTTTTTAGAAAAGGAAGGGTTACAGGTTAATGGACAAAAACTCATAGATGTAATTGTTCTCGTTAGGCTTTGTGCTGATATCTATGTTAGAGAGTTTGGTTTAACTGAGACTTTAAAACGTTACTATGGCATTGAGGCTGCTACATATGACATAGAAACTAAGAAGTGTCTTAAGCAGAACAAATGGCATAAGGACTTCTCTATGGCCCCCGTAGAGCTTCTAGGGCCATACTGTGAACAAGATGTCTACTGGACAATGGAGTTATATAAAAGCTGCACCAAACAGATTATTAAGATGAACCAAGAAGGTGTAGCAGATTTGGAAAGTCAATTAACTACTGTATTATATGATATGGAAGGAAGGGGAATTGAGATTGATAAGGAGTATGCAGTACAAGCAATAGCTAAACTAGATAAGCGTAGCGGTGAAGTAGAGGAGCAAGTATGGAAGCTAACAGGTTCCGAATTTAATATCAGTAGCTCACAACAGGTAGGGGAAGTCTTAAATGGGTTAGGAATACATTCTCCTACTAAGACTCCGAAGGGGAAAGAATCCTGGGGAGAAGCTGCCCTGGTACAGATAAACAATCCTATTGCGGGTCTGATTAGGCAATATAGATCTTTAGAGAAATTGAAGTCTACTTATCTAGAACCCTACATAAATCTAAATACTTTACATACAACCTTCTGTAATTGGGTAGTAGTTACTGGACGGCTATCTTCTAGGAGTCCCAACCTTCAGAATATCCCTAGAACCCACTTTAATTTAGTCGATAAGGAACTCACTACAGAGGAACGAGATATAGTTCGTGGACGTATTGAAGCTATCGTATCCACCAAAGGTGGGGTATTCGACAATAAGCTGGATGATGATGTCTTGGATACTTGGGGCTTTATTGGAGACGAATCTTTTGATGAAACTAACCCATTACAGATTTCTGTTAGGAGATTGTTTGTACCTAGGCCAGGATACTCTTTGATAGGCTTTGACTATTCTCAGATGGAGGTAAGAGTCTTCCTTAGTTATTTACAAAATTCAGTCATGGATGAATTGATGCGTCAAGACGATATTGATTTTCATGGCGAAACTGCTAAGACAGCCTTTAATATGACAGAAGACGATTCTGAATTTAAGTTCTATAGACAAATGGCAAAGAATATTACGTTTGGAATTATCTATGGGATTGGTAATAAGCGGTTAGCGTTACAGTTGCGTACTTCTCCACAAGAAGCCTCAAAGTATAAGAAAAAGTATTTCCAGGGTATTGAGGGTGCAAAAGAATTCATTGAAAAAGTATCTAAAACCATTGAACAACGGGGTTGGGTACGTAATAGATATGGACGACTGTACCAGATTCCTGCGGAACTGGCTTATAAAGGAGTCAATTATTTGGTTCAAGGCACTAGTGCCGATATCTTAAATGAAAGGATGATAGAAGTATATGAATATCTCAAAGATAAAAAGAGTAATATCCTGTTGCAAGTACACGATGAAATCATTTGTGAAATTCATGATGATGAAATATGTGAAGTACCACTTCAAATCCAGAAATTATTAGAAGAAAATAGTTTGAACATACCTCTTAAAGTAGATATAGATGTATGTCAGGGGTCTTGGGCAGTTAAAACAGATTGGGCTAAAATGAACTTGACACAGGCACCCGTCTATGCTACATTAGAAGAATGTATAGATTGGAATTAATTATATGAAAGTTAGAAAACCTTTTAGTCCCAGCAACCATAAAGCTAATGATGCTATAGGAAAGAAAGCAGTATTACAACTTTTAAAACGGATGGATGTAGATGCAGAAGAAAACCCCAACCCTTATGGGGTTGATATAATAGTTAAAGATAGGACTAGAACATATGAAGTAGAGCGGAGAGCTATTTGGCATACCGCATGGCCCCACCCTACTGTGCATATCCCTGAACGAAAGACTAAGTATTTAAAACCTGATATGGTTTATGCAGTAGTTAATATAGAATGTGATAGAGTGATGCTCTGCTCTAGTGAAGTTATTCTGAACTATACTCAAGTAGAGGTTCCGAATAGAGAAATATCAGCAGGAGAGTATTTTTATGATGTCCCATTAACAGAATGGCAAGTATATAATGTA